CCCAGCCCGCGCCAAGTCCTGTATCAGCATCTGACCATTCGCCTTAGCCTCAACCAGAACCGTGTCCGGCTTCCTCCCCCTCGAGGGCTTGATCGGCATCTTGTAGTTGTCGTCCCGGTAATCGTTCGCCATGCGCTGCACCATGCGACGCAGCACAGGCCACTCCGCACGGTCCCGCCACGCACTCAGCAATATCAAATTCGGGATACCATTCTCGTCGTCAAACACGCCCCATGTCGTCGAGGCGCTGTACGCTGAGGTCTTGTTCGCAGTCAGCGCCGTATCCCACGCCTGCAGAACATACCGCACCTTCGGCGGATCTCGGTCACGCCACCACTTGAACCACGTGCCGTCGATAATGCCGCCCGTGTCCACCACAGGCGACTGTTGGTAGAGCGAAAACCACGTTCTTTTCGTCGTGGAACTCCGGTCGCGGATACGCTCGAGATTCTCTTTGCTAAACTGAGACTCCCAAAGCGCCTCCCCTTCCGCCCTCCCAAGTGGATCGTCAGGGCCAGCCAACGCCGGCAAAATAACGCGCTCCCACTTCTCACCACTCCCGTCGCGCTCCTCCTGATCCAAGAGCCCGAAGTGGTCGCCCAAGTGCCAGCGCGTCCCAATGAGGATGATCGATGTGTTGTCGTCCACGCGCCGCGTGTAAAAGTCGCTCGTGTACCAAGCCCACAGCTTGCGCCTGTGACCCTCCGACTCCGCCGCCTCAATGCCCGAGAGCAAGTCGTCCCCAATCAGCAAATTCCCGCGACGACCCGTAACCGACGCGCCAACAGCCGTCGCCTTGTATGACCCACCCTCAAGCGTCATCCACTCGCCAGCCGCCGTCTTGTCAGAACTAATCCCCGCCTCAGGGAATATCCGCCGATGCTCGTCACTCTTGATGATGTTACGAACCCGCAAACCAAAACTGTCCGACAGCTCCTGCGTGTGCGTCGCACAAATCAGGTTCTTGTCCCCGTACTTGCTCAAATACCAAGCCGGGAAATGCTGCGATGCCGTGAAACTCTTCGCGTGACCCGGAGGCATGCTGATCATCAGCCGCTTAATGTCGCCCCGCGCAACCGCCTCCAGCTTCTCACACAAATACTTAATATGCTTCGGCGGCTCCAATCCACTCACATAGTGAATATACCCAGCCAAACTCTCCATCGCCTCCTCGCGACGGATCAGCTCTTTCGCCAAGTCCTCAAACGTAAGCCCCTCTTTACTCATGTCCTAAACCGCCAAATCAAAGGGCAGAAACTCAATCCATTCGCGCGCACGGCAGCCCGATATACCAACCGCGTCGCCACACTCTTTCCAGCTCGAGCCCTGCCTGCGCATAATCACAATCCGTCTTATCTTCGCCGGAGTAATTTTGCCCCCACCGCTCCTGTTGCCGCCATAAAACCACCTCTCGTAGTCAGCAACCGGCGGAATCGGCTTCGCCTGTATCGCAATGTTCTTCCCATTATGATGCGCAGAAACGACTAAGCCCGTCCCCTTCGTAACAGCAGAACTGTATATCCGGTTGCTCGAGTACATGTTAGCAAGCGTGCCGTTCCGCATCTCACTCAGGCGCTGTCTCATCCCTCAAACTCCACCCCATCGAGCCATGCGTCAATCAGCCGGTGAAGCGCCGCTCGGTTCAATCGACCCTCCTCCGTGTCCGGAAACGGCGCGTGCTGACGCAACAGCAAATCATAACCCTCTCGGCCATGATCCATCGTGTCCAGCAATTCTACAATCGCCGTCGCGCCCGGGGTCATCAACCCAGAAACGAACCGCGTCGCGTAACTAAACGGCCTGCTCATCACTCGCTCCCCAGATCACGGACCTCAACCATGCCGCGATGCGACGCCCCATAAACCGCCATGTCCACATCCCGCTCCAAGAGCAGCATCGCCTGCTCGCGCCAAAACTCAGCCACCTGAGTCTGATGCAGCAACGCCCTATGCAACTGCGAAATTATATCGTCCTTACTGCGTGTCATCTAACTCACCCCTCCTCAGGCCCCGGAATATTCTCATACTCCGCGTCAATCACAGGACCACCCAACGATAACTTCTTAGCCACCATCGCCCGCAACTCATGCAACGGCAACTCCTGCGCCGTCACATTAAAATTGTAATTAACCGTCTTGTCCGCATAACCCAGCAACTCATTCTGCAACTTAACAGCCGTCGCCGCCGCAGAATAACTCCCATCCTCCAAAGCTCGCCGAAATATCGCCTCCAACTTATCTACCTGCAACTCTCGACTAGGTGGCTCGTCACCAGATACCTCACCACGCGCAGACTTATAAGCCTCAATCGCCGCCTGTATCTCAGGACGAGCCAACTGACGCTCAGCCATCACACGCAATGGATACTGACTACTCCCCAATCCAGCCCTGTTACAGGCCAAGAGAGCATCGCCAGTCCTCACATACTCACGAACAAATACACCCTCAGCCGTCAGACCAGTGTCAGCGTCAACACCCGCCCTCGCCTCATCCCACAATTCCATACCACCTCTCAGTGAGCAGCCGAGGCTCCAACAACACAGTCTGAGGGGTTAGACTAAGCGACAACCCCGACTGCTCAAATGTAATATCTCTCACACCAATCACAATGTAAATACCATGTGTATACACCGGCCTGAAAAAAAATCGCGATATGAAAAGCCAAAATCAAACACCCCCCGGGGGGTCGCATTTTTACAGGGGTGGGGGTCGGCCAAGAGCAAGTCGTGAGATTTGGCGGAATATTTGGCTGGATGGGTATATACTCTACAAAACCCCGCGCCTGCGCGCGCGAGTGGGTGGGTGGGGGTGCGCGTGCGCGCGTCCGGGTGCGTGCCTGCGGGCGTGGGCAGGCGCGTGCGTGTGCCTGCGAGCGCGCGGGTGTGCGTGCGCTGGCGTGCGTATGCGTGCGGGAATCTATTCATTCTCACGCAATCGATCGTGCCATTTTGGCAACGTCTCATGCAAAGCCCTGCCATTTTGGCATCGATAGTTTTTGACACCGCGTCAAAACGAGCCCATAAACAACCCATCGGAACAGCCGAACACCGCAACCGACCGACCTAGCGTCAACGGGTTCAATCTGAAGCTAATCCGAATATCCGCCTTCTGACGGGGGCCTGTTAGCGTAAAGGTTCACAATATGGGGTTTCACCCCGCAACGAATAGGCGGCAATCTTCCCTAGCCGCAGCCATAGCGGGCCACGTTTGCCCGATAGGGGAAGCCGTATCTAGTGATCGGAACCATCGCTGCCTTGACTGGCGGCGAGTAGGCCTAAAGCTAGTTTGATATGGTAGGGGTGCAACCGCCTAGGTTTTGGTAAGTGTGAAACAACACTTAATCTAGCGGCGGCCCCGGGCGAGCGCGCAAGCGCTGATCGTGTGATCGAAATGCCTAATCGAGTCGAGGCCGGACTAACGCGCCTAGCCGATAGCAAGGCAACACTAGGCGCGTTGGTTACGCAAGGGGCGCACAACACCCTTTCCGTAACCAAAGAGGAAAGGAACCAACATGGCTGTTATCACACGCAAGCAACGCGAGGCGCTTCGCCGGATCCACGCAAGGGGCGCGGATGATCGGACATACCGCCAATTGCGCCGAGACGCTATCGTCGGGCGTGATTGCATCATGCTGCAATGGGCGGGGATGTGGCTCGGCATTGAAGCCGATGGTTACACGCATAGCTAAGGGGCGATGATATGACACGCAAAGATTATGTCCTGATTGCGGATGCAATCAAATCCGAGACGGATGAATGGTCGACACGCGACCAAACCAACGCAGTCTATTTTGTCGCCAAGCGACTGGCGCGGCAATTCCAACGCGACAACACGAGGTTCGACACGAGCCGGTTCATGGCCGCTTGCGGGTTCCCTGCAACCGAATAAGTTTCAATTCGAAACTGTAACAACCCATGTTACACCTGTTTTCCGCAGTTTTCCGCCGTTTTTAATTCCTAGTGTAACATACTGTTACAACAAAATGTTACACCAAAAACGGCAGATTTCTGCGCCTCTCACTACTACTGTAACTAAATATAGAGAAATATATATATATATAAGGATTTTTAGGGGAACCTATTTGGTTATTAATACGCATATATCCACCTATATATATATATTTTCGCCGAGATTTTGTAACAGTTGGGCTGTAACCCGCAGGAAAGCTGGGTTTTTGGTGTAACATTTGTCTGTAACATCCTGTTACAGTAGGAATTAAACTCGCGGTTTTCTGCGGTTTTTACTGTAACAGCGTATACATGATTTTGTTACAGTTGGGTTTGATTTTGGCGCGATGCTGCCATGCTGTAGGATGATGAGCATAGGCAAGTATTTTTGCGACATCATTTTATTGTTGACACGGCGTAAAGGTTTTTGCATAGTTAATGGTCGCTGTGACGGCGCTTAGAGGCATGAAAGGACACGCGATGCAATCGAGTTATCGGACATATGACGAGGCCAAGGCGGC